AGTTTTATCTAACAACATTAAAGTTGTATTTGCTGGAACAGAAATCTGATATGCAACACGATATGCAGTTCCAGAAGAAGCAGTACTTAGAGTTCCGTTTGTTACAGCGTTTGCTGCATTACGTAACGATAATGTAACTGTTGCTGCTGAAACACCATTCACGTTTGATACGAAAATGTTATTTACTTTTAAAACAGTGTTTGATGCTGCTGCATTATTAATTAGAGCATTATCATTAGTGTTAGTTAATGATTGAAATGCAATGTTGCCTTTAATGTCGGCTACGTTGACAATATTTGGTGCTGCCATTTAGTTATCCTCCGAAAACGATTGCCATGGCGATGGCTTTACCTGTTGAAGCAGCAGTATTTGTTGACCATGTTGGGGCACTGCTACCATTTGATACTAAAATCTGTCCTGCTGACCCTGCTGATGTAAACGCATATGCACTACCTGTACCATAAGCAACTGCACCAGCAGTTGGTGTTGCTGTTGCGTTTGTACCACCACGTGCAACTGCTAACGTACCTGCAGAAATATTACCAGCATTTAGCGATGTAATTGATGCACCAGATCCACTAAAAATTGTAGCAGATAAAGTACCAGTAGATGGGTTAAATGTCAGCTTAGTGCTAGAAACTTTAATTGGATCGTTACCAGTAGTTTGATCTGCTAGAGTTGGATACCAAGTAGCATTCGTAGTAGTATCGTCTGTGATTGCTATGTTGTTCGCATTAGTTGCAGTTGTAGCTGTCGCAGCATTACCACCAATAGAAAGGCTAGTCGCAGTACCAGTCAATCCAGTACCAGCACCACTATGTGCACCGCTGAAAGTTCCAGCAGTGAGAGTATTGGTAGAAGGATTATATGTTAAACTGGTGTCTGTTCGAATGTTTTCGTTACCAGTCGCAGCGTCAGTAAAGTTAATGTAGTGAGTAGCGTTGGTAGAGTCAGTTGCTACTAGTGTAACTGTAGTTGCATTATCTGCAGTACCAACTAGGTTACCGTTAATCGTTGTAACATTAATGTTACCAGATCCATCTCTTCGGACGATCGTATTTGCGGTATTAGCACTATCCTGATTATAGCCATCCAAAAGATCAGCATCTAAACCTGACCCCGAGCCATCTACTGTCTTAATTTTGGTTAGAACGTCTGCAGCAGTATAGGCAGAAGTTTCTAATTTGTCGTTGTTTAGATTGGTAAAGTTTGAATCCACCTCATTATTAGTAAGTGGACTACCTTTGACCGATCTTAAGGTAATGGTTGCCATTGTTTTTCCTTATTTTTCCTCTAAGATTTATTTATAAGCCTGATTAACAACTCTTTAATCTCGCCAATCTCATTCTTAATGTTATTTATTTCTTTCGACTGTTTGTCTAGTTCTTCTTTTAACTGTCTTGATGCATTACGTTTTTTCACGTAATCTTCGTACTCAGAGGCACTAGTATTTATAATCGCACCAGAAGAGAGATCTCTTACGAGACCATCTTTTCCTTTAACTTTTAAAAATCCTTCCATATTATGCACAAGCAATCACACGAAGATCTTTTACCTTTGGAACAGCTGAACTGTTTGTAGACTTCAATACAAGTTTAATCTGAATAGACTCAAATATTGTAATATTTCCAGTCGAGAAGGTCATATCAACGAAACGATCGCTACCCTGTTGTGAGTAAACGATAGGAGCATCTGATGTTAAACGATTCCAGTTAATAGTATTGAACTCTGTAGTAGAACCAACCCCACCAGTCTTATAGTAAACCTCGATAGAAGCATCAGCTGGGATGCTAGCTGCAAAACGAATTCTAGCGAATGTAGAAGGATTTGCTAGGTTCACTTTCTTAGTTAGATATTTGCTGTATGTAGTGCTTCCAACTGGAGCGACTTCATCTACAAAAATCTCACGAAGTTTGATAGTTATCGCTGTACCCGCAGATTGAGTTGTTAGTGCTGCACTTAGAGAAACAGTAGTTGTTGTACCATCGTCTGTAACTCCAGTAACCAAGAATGTTCCGTCATTCAATCCTGAAGTAGAACCAGAAATGGTTAGATATTTACCGACTGGAACAGTCTGTAAAGTCTGACGAGCAGTTGCATTCGTTGTAGTAATAGCGTCTGTTGTTGCGTTAAACGCAATATTAGTATTTGCAGACAATAAAGTCTTATCGTCCAAATTAGCCACATTAGTATTAGTCTCAGTAGGACTATTAACCTTGTTGCTGATTGCAATTAAACTAGTTCTTTGTGTATCAAGAATCGGAGATAAGGAATCATTAGAAGACTCCATAGTCAGATTAAATGTAACAGACTTGTTTCCACTTAGACTGTTAGTTTCATTAACTTCAGATGCTACCATTCTTGGTGAGAAGAACAGATTATTTTCATTTGCGAGAACATCTGTAAATGTACTGTCAGCAGAGTAAGCAATCTGCGAAGTGCTATCAACAGATTTACCAGAAGTGGTCTTAATACCAAATGTAGTCATTGTTTCAGAGAATGTCTGAACCTGAACTAATGGCTGAACTTCATCAAACTGAATGTTTCGAGTCGCACGAATTGTAGTGCCACCTGCATAACCAGTTGCTGTAGCATTAGATGCTACGGTAACACAATAAGAATCTAAGTCTACATCACTGATAATATGAGTTGTATAGAACTCAGTGGTTGGAATACCATTAATCGGAGCACTGTATTTAAACGCAGCACCAGATAAAGCAACAGCTGCATTAGCAGATAGCGTCATAGAAGTGTTACTTGCAATAGAAGCGACTTTACCAATATAAGTGCCAGAATTATTAAACAATGCAGTTCCTACTGCCATCTCTGTAGTAAATGCAGTTCCAACACCTGTAACTGTAGTACTTGAAGTAGTTGTTGTAATTGTTCCTGTCGCAGTAACACCAGTTAAACGAGCAGTGTTAGAATCTGTAATTACAACTCTTGAACCTACAGGCATACTGTGATTCTGCTGATAGACACGAATCTTATTTACACCAGTTCTTGTTTCCACTGGATCGAAATCAAGAGTTTGGAATGGTAGAACATCGTTTACGAATTCTACATTACCAACAGTATTAGTTGCAAACTTAGCACGATAGATTGTAAACTTCAAGTCTTGTGTTTGGTCTGCAGTCCAAGTAGATGCATTCTGTGATTTAAAGAACACACCCATATATGGTTGTTCAGAAATTGTTCGAGAAGATCCTGGAATCTGATCGCCAATCTGAGAGATCCAAACTTTGTAGTTATTTGAATCAGATGAAAGGACAATTGCATACTCAGTGTTGTTTTGAACATACACTGGACTTGGGAAGTTAAATGTAGTTGGTGTATCATACTTTGGTACAGAAACACCATCAACCATAACTGTAGTTGCTGATAGATTAACTTGAGATGGTTTTAGTGAAACTTTAGAGAATGGTAGAACCAGTTTACCTGGATATCCATTCACAACCTCACGAATCTCAAGATTAACTGGAATATTAGGGTCTTTGCTAGCAAAGAAGATATCAATCTTTGTTAAGAATGCTCCACCTTTTTGCTCGACCAAGAATGTCTGAGCAAGTGGATCCCACCAACCAGTATCAGCAACAATACGATCTGAAGTTTGTACGATAACACGATTATCACGAATCTGTTCTTCAACAAGTTCAGCATTGCGCACTGCGTTAACAGTTTGTTGACGAGTCTCAAGAACACCTTGCGCACGATAGATACCACGACCACGAGAAGTAAATGCACCATTAGCTTGGTCGGTATCAACTAGTTTAAATTCACGTGCTCCAGTACGGAAACGTAATGCATCTGTGTTTGGAATATTAAATAATAGATTTAAGTCACCACTAAAGTTAGTTACTAAATCTCCACCCTGTGCATTAGCTGTAACAGAAGTAAATGTTCCTGTTGCACCAGAAATAGAACCCACAAAAGTTTCTCCAGCAGAGAAAGTTCCTCTAATATTAGCAATAAACAAAGAGTATACGTTTGTGTCTGGATTGTATTCTTTACCTACAACAACTGCTGTTGCGCCAGATGTTTGTCCCGTAATTAAATCACCACGATTTAAACAAACTTGACTGTCCCCATCAATACGACGACCAACATCTGTAGACAAACCACCAACATTGGTAGAGTCATCAACAGAATTATGTGTTGTTAGTTTTGCTGCAGCTGTTGCACCAGTAGGATTGTAAACAATTTTTGATGCTGGAGTGCAATATGCAGTAACATCCACATCATCAAAGAATGGATAGAAACGAGTGTTTGGTTTTAATGCTTTAACTTGAACAAGAACATTTCTTGAACGAATATAAGGAATAGCTGCAGTAGAAAGAACACGATCCGCAACTACCTGACGATCAATTTTCTGTACTAATGTTGTTCTTGTTCCAGTACGAGTCTGACCAACTTGAGTGGCGACAGTATCAACTGTAATCTGACGAGCATTACCCCACCCACCGATACCAAATCTTGCTTGAACTTCTGCTTGTGATAAACGAACATCACCAAAACCAGATGCCCATGCATTACCAAATGTAAATGTTGTTCTTGCCGCAGATGACGCACCAGTCCATTGAGTTTGCCACGCATTCCATACAGTACCAAGAACACCAGATCTCTCAGCAATCGCTTTTAATGTATTAAAATTACCTTCAACTTCATTAACAATATCTGGGCGACGATCTACTTCAAACCAGTCGTCTGTTGCTGGTGTTAAAGTTACATTACCTAAGAAAGTAAAGATTGCAAATGGGTTGATGTTTTCTAAACGTGACGCATAGTCTTGTTTAACAAGAGGCACATGCTCAAGAACAGGTAATGTTATAACATCACCATACAACTGATAATTGCTCGATGATCTTTGCACATTTGTAGAATTCTTTTCAATTAGATTTACGTTTTGCATTGAATAGAATGGACGAAGTTCTCCTCTTTCCATATCAATAGAACACAGATAATCTGGTGATGTTATATCTCCAGTATTGTGTCCTGTAAATCCATCTACAATAAATCCATTTTTAAATCTTGATTCACCATCAGAATCAATAATATCTAAAGATTCAGTTTGTTGTTCTAGTAGAGATAGTGAAGTATAATATTCTAGATTATCAATACGCTTTTCAAGTTTACCGATGTCACGCATTGTATAGCGTTTGTTATCATAAGAATTGATTACTATGCTATTACTACCAGTGCCGAATGTGTATGGCTCTAAAGTTAAATTATAAAGAACCATACCAAGAGAAGGATCTAACGCATCTCCTGGAATTAAAGATGGCACTCCATCAATTGCAAAGAATTGACCATTAAAGTCAATTGCAATTTTTGTTTTACGTGCAAGGTAG